CCAATCGATCATCCAAAAAAGCATCGCAACCTTCTGGTATGCCTGTTACTTTTAAAACGCAAGATTGACGTAATTTTATATTATGGTACAATAAACCCAATGAGGCATTTTCTTTAAATGTTGCTGTTATTTTAATGCTGTTTCTTTCATAATAAGCCGCCGTTAAATTTGTGCCCCACTCATCTATGTCTACAGCATATCCGCCAACCCCGGACATCCCAGACCAAGCGAAATTCTTCATCTGTAAATCATGCCCATTACCTGTCTTATCAACCCATACAGGATTAGTAGCCATTTGTTCATTGGTAAGACCTAATGCTGAATATCTGGCAATCATGCCAGGAATAGATGGGAAAGGAGCTACTCCGCCCCCTCCCCTAAATCTCCTAAAAGGAATTGCGTTAATATTTCCTATTAAATTCATTGTCAATTCCTTTCCTTAAAAACCTATACTAAGATTGGTTGCCGTTGTCCCTTCTTTCAAAATCTTCTGAACCATGTACATGAGTGGCATTCCTATATTTGTACTCACTTCCGCTTCCGAAATGGTGTATTCCATTCCACCTGTCAAGATTACTTTAATTGTTCCTTCTGAAAGAGGGACGATTATAAACGGAACTTCTTGTCCGTTTTGATCGGTCAGAACAATATCTTCGTTAATATCAGATAAGTTCCATGCACTGCTGATTAAAGAAGGTGCAGCTTCACCATTAGTAGTTATCAGCTTATTGGAATTAGCTGTTACTGTTCTTTTGATTATATCCATTGCAATGAAAAATTTTAAACGTTTAAAACAAAGTATATACTTATCACAAAGATAATCTTTTCTCAACAAACATAGTAAACTTGCACTTCTTAGTTTACAGAAATAGGTTCATTGTGGTAGTATATACAAAATATACCTTCTCCCGGCTTTGTAATATTTCCCGCATCATCATCTGCCGGAGAACATTGTTGTCCAGAGCCATACCCAGCAATTCTTACCTTTCCTCCGTCTGAAGAAGTGTAATTAGAACCACCATACCCTGCACCTCCCCATGAAGACGCACCAGTTCTTGTCCCAGAATTGGTGTTCAAATATCCCGCTTCACCTTTACTTGTGCCTCCAAAAATAGATTGGACAGGAATAACAACTGAGGATTGAATAGGTTCAGTTATGTCTCCAAAAACAGTATTTTCATAGGAACTTTTATATCCATATCTGCCATCTCCACCTGGCGCACCGTCTGGTTGTATTCTTGGGCCTGTAGAAGAATAAGTTTCTTCTTTTGCGTTTTGGCTTCCCGGACTTCCACTACAATAGAATGTACCTCTCATGTGGGCAGCAAAACCACCGGAACTTTTTGCGTTATATACAGAATAATTGCTCAATCTACTTCCTTGTGGCATAGGATAATCAGCATCATTGTAAGCACTACCATTTCCATTATAGGCTTTGCTTTCATAAGTTGTTATTCCTAATTTTATGGAATACTCCGTCCCATCCGTCCAAGATCCTGTATTTGGAACACTACTAAATGTAATTTTATTTATTTGACCATTTGAAATATCCGACATCAATATATTAGGAATATACACAATTTGTCCAGTTGTTCCACCCATCAATGCAAATTCATCCCAAGAATTCCAATACTCAAATTTTTCACCTCCTCTTCCAACTATCAAAAGGGAAACGTATTTGTAAGAAGTATCTAATTGGTAATTGGATTGGTCACTTGTTATCTGCACCAACTTGTTCAGTTTAGTTAGGGTGTATTCCAAATTCACACTTGTTTGATAAACCCCACTTATACTTCCTGTCGTTGAAAAATCACTGAAACCGGAAGATGTAATCTTAATCTGATAATTTCCCGCAGGAATTTTGTCAAACCGTGCCGTGTATGTTACTGGTCCTGCCGAACCTGTATGCTTCTGCCCTTCTGAATCTGTAAATTCCACATTACCACCAGTAGGGTTTACTTTTACTTGCACCATATACAGCGGAGTAAGATTTACTTGCACCTGCATTCCTTCACTGTTCACAGTAATGCTTTGGGATGTTTCTTTGGAAAAATCCCCTTCCGGTACATACAAGATATACTGTCCGTATGCGACATTGGCGAACGTTACGGTAGTGGTTATATTTTTAGTCTGAATCACCTCCAGCCCCGTACTGTCCTTTAGTTGGATTTGGCTTGGCATACCTTGCATTTGTCCAACTCTTCTTACCTGAACATTAATAGTATTGTATATCTGCAAAAGGAAGGTGTTAAGCGCAGTTTTCCCGTTTACTTCAACCGTTTCCTCTTTGCTTTCAAATCCATCTTTAGAAAAAGCTACTTTATAGCTTCCGTCTGGTACAAATAAAACGACTGTCCCGTTTTGTGAAGTTGTACCGGAAGCCATCTGCACCCCTCCTTCCTTATTTTCAGTCACAACAACCTGTACGCCGGAAATGTCAGTTGCCCCGTCTAATGTGTTCCTATGGACAACTACTGTAAGCTCACTTGCAGGTTGCAAAGTAACCTCAATTGTTTTCGCTTCATTTAATACACCGACTTTCCCGTTCTGCGTTGCATAACCATCAGCACTGACCTCATAATCATAATCAACGCCTAATGCAGCAGAAATAGTACATTCTCCATTGTTATTTGTATTCTGCTGATAATTGTTTGATGCAGACGTCATTTTTACAAGAGCGTTCTCGATAGGAATTGCTGGATTAGACGAAGGAAGAAGGGTAAAAGGTAAAACTGTATACCTGTCATTTTTACCTGGTCCAGAATAAATCCCGTTCGGCCAGTAAAGTACCGCGTTATTTGAAGTCCCATACTGGGTGCAAGTTTGAATAGATACACTTCCCCATAAAGAAAGACCCAACATGCGCAAAATCTCTTCCACTTGTGTTTTGTAAGAATACAGAGTGGTCGCCTCGCCATATGAAGGTAAATAGCCATTCTGTCCATTCCCAAACATATATGTCTTGGCGTATTCTGCCGCAGGTGCATTGCCAGTTCTCAATTGAGATATTATCGTGTCGGTATAAATGAAACCATGCGTTGCTTTATATAAGTCTGAGGATGCCACATTGATATCTAATATTGGTGTATTGCTAATCAAAGTACCTTGACCTCCAAAAGCGTAGTTTACACCACTTTTATTCGTCGATACCATAAACGAATTAGTATCAGTTGAAATGCCTATACCACATACATCAGATATTCCCTTACCAGATGATGCCCATTCTTCTTTTGTGTAACGATTATTATCTTTATCATAAATATATACACCGTTTGGAACAGGATTGTATTCATAGGTACAGAAAGGATGAACTTTATAGTAACCAATCTTAGACGTAGTCCTCATAGAACCATTAGCCCATCCAAAAGTCCAAGCGTTTGACGAATCATTTTGTGTCGAAGACCAATATCCAGCACTGCTAATAGCTGATCCACCTGCTGCGCTTATTGAAGCATTTATTTTAAATCTGTTTAGATAGGCAACGCTCCACTGTCCCATAGAAGGCAAATACCAAGAACCCGCTCCAAATCCTTCTGTAGAATAAGCTGCGCACTGATGTGCCGCCGTGCTTTCCGTTGGTTTCGTAAGTATGATGTTTTGAGAATTTGTCTTACCTGCAAAATCACAAAAAGCTAAAGATTCATTTGTTTCGGTGGTTACATCATCAATAAGACCACTTGAATTTGTCCAACATATAGGTTCTACATCCTGCAAAGCTATAAAATCAAAATCCTTGCTTCTTACATCAGTAATGACACCGACACAAGTTTTAGTACCGTCCAATTCAGTTGACCATGTTTTGCCACCATACACAAAATCACCAACTTTGGGACGGGAAATAAGTGATGAATCTTGTTTTGAAGTTACCTTAAATGTTACATCTACATTATTTGCAATCAAAATTTCTTTGTTGATGGCAGGCGCATTTACATTCAACGTGCCTGATTGTGCTTCCAAAGGAGAAGGCGGGGTAACTGTATAATCATAGTTCCCATAAAGAACCTTGTCAGCCGGAATATCCGAACTTATTGCCTTTTTGCCATAGAAAGATATTTTGACATTATTTACAGTCTTCCAATCTTCCAAAGTAATATTTATGCCTTCTTTTGGCTTTATACTTATATCAAAATATGACCCCCTATTATTGGAGATGTCAAAAGCAAAATTAGATAGCTGGATTCTCTCTATTACACCTTCCTTAAATAAAATCATTGATGCTGAACTTCCTGTTTCTGAAATTTCATAACTAATATCAAATTTTTCTGGAATGTTTTCTACAGATATCCCCATATCTATATCACCCAAATTTATTTTATCAGATTGATCTAACAATCTTCCAAAAGCAAGGATGCCACCTGCATCCGCCCAAAAGAAATAGCCTTCAATATCCTTTGATTTGGGAACAATTTCATTTAAAGTAAATGTCTTGTGATTGCTATCCCATTGCCCCGTTATTTTAGTAAATGTATCTTCAATAAAAAATAACAATTTTGAAACAGTGTCCGATGGTGGCTGTTTGTATTCAGTCATAGGATTTACACAAAATCCTTTAGGGAAATTGGATTTAAATTCTTCCTCAGTCCATGGAACGTCTTGCGTTGGAAGAGTATATACACTGGGTGTGTAAAAATCCAACCCCTCGGAAAAATCCGCATCACTATCTTGTGACCACTCAAACTCTCCACCATCAAACGTCATAGTAGCTACACCAGACGAGTTAGTCGTCCCTTTGTATTTGTTAGATGAATCGCTTCGATCTGTCATTTCGATAACGGCATTCTCAATAGGAGAACTATCATTTTGACTTTTTACAGTAAATGTAACCGTTGAAATTTGAAGCATCTCAACCGTTATGTTCTGATCTCCACCAGCAATTGTAAATTCACCTGTTACATCTTTATAACTGGATTTCTTTGCTGTATAGATATACTGTCCGTTCTTGTAAGTCAAAGTAAGAATGCCGTTAGAAGCAGTAGCTCCACTTGCAACAGGTGTGTCTGGAGATTCTGCCTTGGCAAAACTTATAGCTACATCTTGTGTGGATGGAACAGTCTGGAAAGTAACATTGTATTTTACATAATCAGCCAAATCCAATTCAATGACGCTTGCGGCGGGTGCCACACTAAATGTTCCGCTTGGCACTTCCACCAGATTAGGATTATCCGTACTTGTAGTAGGAATCTGATATTGATAATCCCCTGTAGGAAGATCAATTGCCGCGATACCCTGACTGTTTGTTACAATGGTTTCAGGAAGTGCCCTTGCGCTACTTTGCCCTACAATTATCTTTACATCCGCCAAAGCAGAATTTCCTACCTTTGTATGGAATGTAACTGTCGCTCCAGGAACAAGTGTTATCTGTACACTTTTTTCAGCTTCTTCGATTCGCACATTTCCTGTCCCGTTTAAAAAACCTGTTTTTGAATAAGCGTAAGTATGCGTTCCTGTGGAAAGATTTATTGTTGCTATACCGTCTTGCCCCGTTGTGATTATATCATTACCATCAATAGTAATTTCAACGCCTTGTGTGGCTGGTGAAGTTGTAAATGTAGTTTCAAATCCATAAGTCAATTCTATCACTTTCTCCTGATCGGCATCCTGAACACTTCCCACTCCTTCTTCCGGCGAATATCCTGTGAGTGATGCATTCCAATCATAAGCACCGTTTATTACCTGCACAGGATCAGTTGTTCCATCATCTTTTGTTTTAAGACTTACAGTATTTCCACTTAATATGGCCGGTCCACTTACACTGACAGTCACATCTTTTAAGCCTGATTTTCCTGCGGCGGTCACTTTAAAGGTAAGATTCCATATCTTCTTCAATATCTGCGTAAACGTAGCCTCTCCAGTTACTTCAAATGAAAGAGTTTCAGTCTTATAGCTGTTCTTCATGAATGAAGCGGTATATTTACCAGCTTTTAGACTGATTATCGCTTCTCCTGACGCATTTGTGGTAACTGTCTTGTCCTCATTTTCTATATCAATAGATACACCTTGCAAAAGATTGGGCGAAGCCATGTTATCTTTTACTACAAACGTAATATTATATGATATAGGGGTAAGTTGAGCTAATACGTTCTTGTTGCTACCGGAAACTTCCACATTACCTTGTGTCTGAACATAACCTTCCTTCGTTACCGTATAAGGATACTGCCCGTCAGAAAGACGAACCGTTACCAAACCACCCTGCGAAGTCTGATAGTCCTTTTCGTTGATATGAATATTAGCGTTTTCAATTGCAACACCTTCATCTGTCTGTACAGTAAATACAATATCGTATTTCTTGTACTCCATATTTACAGGAAAAGACGGAATATCTGCACTTACAACTTCCAGCTCGCCTAAATAATCGTCCATACCATTGGCAACCACCGTAAACGGATATGTACCATTTTTTAACTGCAAGGACACCTCACCATTATCCTGTGTCTGATAAGACGTTGCATTTATCTCCACTGTAGCCCCCTTAATAGGTTCTTTCAATGGATTTTTTACCGTCATTATGACATTGTAAAGTCTTGCCTTTAAACTTATTACACTACTGTTATCACTGTCAAGAACAGTAACCGAAGAACTGCCGTCATAATATCCCGACTTTGTTACGGTATAAGGATATGTCCCGTTTTGAAGGCTTACAACAGCTTGCCCTCTTTCATTTGTAGGATAAGAAGAGCCATTGATATTTACTGCTGCTCCTTGTACCGGACTACTGTTATCACTGTCAAGAACAGTGATAACCACATTATAATGTTTCAATACAAGGGTTCTTTGAATAAATGTATCCTGTCCTTCTACGTTGAACGATCCGGTCAAATCATCATATCCCTTTTTCTGCACGGTGTAGCTGTAATTTCCACTCTTTAATTTTATAGTAGCTTGTCCAGAACCGTTTACATTCAATACTCCTGGCTGTCCTTCTATTTTGATTGTAGCTCCTTCTGCCGGATTCCCCTGATTTACCTGCGAAATATTAAATTCCACATTGTATAAAAAGAAATCCATCTCAAAGGTAACGTCCGCATTCTGGTTGTTGACCTTAATTTCCCCCTGTAAAGTATCATACCCTGTCTTTTCGATTGTTACAGGATATTCACCATTTACAAGTGGTATTTCCGCCTCTCCATGCTGGTTCGTAAGATATTCTCCATTGTTCACCTTTACAATGACATTCGGTATAAGCTGATTTTCCTTATCCTTTACAATGACAGTAATCGTCCATACCTTAAATTCCAATTCAGGATATACTTCTTTATCTCTACCATCCACAACTACACTGCCGGAATACTCATCATATCCCAACTTTTCAATAGTGTAGGGATAGTTCCCGTTCCTTGCGGACAAAGAAGCCACACCTTGCAAATTGGTAGTGGTTGTTCTGTTATCCATCATTACATTTGCATAAGGAACAACCCCTCCCTTTTCGTCCGTCACATGGAAAGTGACCGTATAAGGAGCTAAAACCATTTGTACATCAATGGAAACACTACCGTTCAACACTACAAACATTCCTTCTACGGGGATATATCCCGAAGCGGAAACAATATATTCATACTGTCCGTTTGCAAGTTGGATAATAGCTTGTCCGTTATCATTGGTCACGACCGCATTGTTCCCTATAGAAATATTTGCACCTTCCACAGTGCCACCTTCCGAATCTGTCACATTGAAATAAACCTCTTGATAAAGGTTGAGTGAGCTGTCGTTGATGCCTACAAACAAATCCTCCGGTTCAGACGGGTAAAACAACGGAGAGAGGTTGCTATCAGAATCGTACAAAATATTTCCGTCCTGGTCGCGCATCACAAACCCCCTTATACGCGGAAGCTGATTTGCCGGGACTTGCTGATCGTAATACGGAAAGAAATACTCGTCCGGCACATATTTTACGCCATCGGTCTTTTTTACAATATCCAGCAAATCGTCCCATTCTACGATTTTTCCAGGTGTCCAAAAACGAAAATCAAGATATTTAGTAAGGTTCACTTGTATGTTCTGACGCACAGTAGACACATCGTAATCCGGTTGAAGCTGAACACGGAAATCCAACCCCCTTTCTGAACCCACATAGAACCAATCAATATTCTTGATACCAATACCAACTACTTTCCCTTCAATATTCAGTTCTGAAATACCAAAATATCCTTGTGCGCTTTCAAGAAGTGTATCAAGTTCTTCTTCGGTAAAGAAAATACCGTTCTGCGAAACAACATAGAGATTATATATGCCCTTTTCGTCCAGACCGGCACTCATTACTTTTAAGACACGATCGTCTATGTTGCTAAGTGTCTGTGTCCAGTATTCTATTGTATTCTTGCTAAGGATATTCAGATTGTTCTTAATACGGATTCTAAACGTTTCATCATCCTCACTATCACGTCCTCCAATAGCATAATATTCATTCGTACATTCGATATGTCCTTGCGGTTGTGGATTGACATTCGTAATACTATTAGGTGCAACATTGGTAGTATAGCCTGCGTTCACACTTCTTACCTTTACATAGCCATAACCGCTTTCACCCACTGTAAGAGACTCGTCCACCTGAAAACGAATACCATTCTTACTTACAAAAGTAACAGTGGTATCATATACAGTGCCCGGATCAGCAGACACCCTAATGTAAGTAGAAGAACCGAGTGCTCCCTTTCGAGGACTTACTCCATACAAGGCAGCCGCCTTATCCAAATAAACGCCGGTTGCCGTATCTGGGAATATCTGTGCTTCCTTTATGGCAATATCTTTCATTGCCTTTTGAGCCACTTTAGCTACACCGAATGCAGTTGCGTTCACAACCGAACCGTCTGCCACATTGCTTACTTTGGCAGTTTTATCCAAAAACATCTCTATAAAGAGATTTTTCAAATTGGTTATCGTTGCACTTGTTTTCGTTATCATCTGAATATCAATTATATAGGAACATTAACTAAATAATCTTTCTTTGTTACGGTTTTACATTGCAAAGAAAGGAACACCGCATCATCCTCTCTTTTTACATCCATAAGTTCCACAGAATCCCATCTCGAATCTCTTTGGAACATATTCATAACGTTCTTAAAAATAGACGGATATTGAATGGCATTTACCGTTGTACCGATAAACTCATTTGCAATACCATAATCCTTAAATTCAGGTATTGCACCTTTTTGTGCTGACAAAATAGCATCAAGAGCTTGCCGTATAGCATCATCTCCTACCACTATCTTCAAATCGTCATTTTCAAACACAAAATTAAGGTCAATATCCCGTCCCAATATATTGTTGCCTACCAATACGTCTACTACCGTGTCAAGATAGTTGTTGCCGATATTTTTAAGATTGACATAAAAAATACCTCCACCATCAGTAAAAGAATAATCCGTTTCCTCTATATATTGGGGAATTGTGATATTCATCCAATCATCTTCCGGATTTTCACTATTAAGCTGTCTTGCCACATCTTCAAATCGCTCTCCCGTTCTCAAATGTTTTTCAAGCTGCAAAGTATTGTTTCTCTCCAAAGAAGAACTACGGAGCCACCTTGCAGAACTCTTTATAGTAGAAAGTTTGGTTTGCGTTTCTGTAAAGTTATCCAATATCTCCCACATGGAAATATCGTCCAAATTATTCTCATGTAAGATAAATAGAGGTTCAATCGTTTCAGATTCTCTTACTAACTCAACCAAACGCAAAAAAGAATCCTTATCAAGCTCACCACCGTTACTATAATAGTCAGCAATCAAAGGATAATCGTTGGTACAAAAATCCACGAACTTCTGAAAGTAGGATTTTATATCGTACCCGGTTATTCTGAAAAATTTATCGAACATATCTTCAACCATTGCCCAATAATCCTTTTGAAAGTGAACTTGCAAACTCATTTATCCCCTTTTGTATAACATTAGAGGAACACATGGATACAAGGGAACTCTTTGCTCCTTTCGTTGCGGAAACAGCCTCCAAAGGAGCTATAACCGTCATTTCAAGGTTATATTCCCATATCATATTTTTAGAAACATTCTGGCTGAACGTTACCCCTCTTGGTGGGATAGTAACCAAATAGCTTTCTCCTAACGCCATATTATAAAAATACAACTTCATAGGAAACCCCAATTCATCCACCCCGTTACTTTTGTCTATAATAGACTGCAATATCTTAATACAACCATATCCGGTTTTTATACCGGCATTAAAAGAAGGCATTGTAAGTGAGCTTGTACTTTTTCCTTGCAATTGGTAAAGATAGCGTTTTCCTGCTGCTATACTGAAAGCCGCACCGGTTAAAGAAACACTATCGGAACCGGATAAAAGAATCTTGAATGTCCGTCCAAAATTCCCCTTTATGGATATGGATTGCGGCATAAATACCGGAGAAGTCAAGACAGTAACACCCCCTGCCGTATTAACCACAGTTGTTCTTTTCGGCTCGCTCTTGTCAATACTTTCCGGGCTAATAGGAAAAGTGAAGACATCAATCGTATTATCCTTAGAATCTGCCAATTCCAAAGAGCACATGTACACCTCAAAATCATTCGGGAATTGCGTTGCCATCATGGAACGTCCCAAATTTTTAAGCGTTGATTTTGCTGTCTTTACTACTGAATCCAAAACTGCCACGGCTATAAGTGTTTAAATTATTCTCAAAAGTACAAACTTTTTTCATAACACACTATCCCTGTGTTATTTTTTCATTCTCATAATCAGAAGCGTTAAAAGATTGTGCCGATTGAGCCGTACCAACTATTCCAGTGGTTGATCCCGTTTGTGCTGTAGCTGAACCGGCTGTAGACACAGGATGAGAATGACTATTGTATATACTTACAAAAGAATTGAAAGACTGTACAAACGCATTCAACTTACTTGTAAGATTATCCAATTCCACCAATCCTTTCAGTCCTCCACCATTGAACTCAATTATATCATTGTTCATTTTGAG